TTCCAAGATTTAAAACTAATGCTTCCTCAAATCCGCATGTATAAATACCCTCATACGAGTCAGCCGTATTTTCAAGCGTAAACGCCTGTTGCGGATCATAGTTTTCAACGCCAGTAAAAGCTGTTGAACCATGCTTCATCGTCATTGTCGTAGCGGCTTCTGGAATAGCGTGAATATGGTCAATTGTAATTCGACCCTTACTAGGCGCGGCGATAAGCGTGTTATCTCCAGCAGAAGCGCATGAGATTGCTACTTGATATTGTTTGTCTGAAAACATATTTTTGTGTAAGCCCCGCCCCCGAAAGAACGGGGCTTACATTATCCCATTTAAGCCTTTGTAGGATACACAGTAAAGTAGTAAGGAACTCCAGCAATATCAATTTCGATATCTTTCTGCGTTCCTGACAATGCACTTGTAGCCGCGTTCTTCAAGTTCTTGAGAATACCGCCATTCGCACCCGTACCTGTAAATGTAATACCCTTCGCATTTGCGGAGAGAACAACGAATCCAGAGGTAACAACGAGATCGCCCGCTGTGAGAGTCAAAGCAGCAGTTCCAGAGGCATTACCCGCAATGACGGTTGCACCATACTTACTCACTGTGAATACTCCACCAAGACTTACGTATTTACCAGTAGTAAGACCAGCTTCTGCGGATGGCATGTAAATACCAATACCTGCTACAAGACCTGTCGCGTTTACTGCGAGTACCGTACCAGCCGTTGTTGCATTTGCCGTTATATTCACAAATCCACAATTTGATGTAGAAGTGAAAATACCAGATGCTGTGAATGAAATAACTCCATTCGTGGCGATTGCGCCAGCAGTAGATGTCGTTGCTCGGATCAGCGAACCAGAGGTAAGTCCAGTCGTCGATGTAAGCGACACCATGACACCCGTCGTCATCGCGCCTGCCGACATAATCAACATTCCCGTTCCTGTATAAACACCCGTCGTAGCAATCGAGAGGTGGTTACCAGCGACAGCCGCTGTAGAGCTAAGAGACAAGAGAGTTCCTCCAGTTGTAAAGTTAGCTGTAGCGGCAACGATTGAGAATGCCGTACCAGATGTCATTCCAGCGACAGGGAGATATACGCCCGTACCAGTTGTTAAACCAGAAGGCGTAATCGTCATAAACGACGAAGTTGTCGTTCCTGTGAATACGCCAGAACCAGCGATAACGATAACACTTGCCGTTGTAGCCGTGTTGTTCGTAACCGTGAAAGAAGCGGCGTTATCAGCGTCAGTGATCGCCAATGAAGCGTCAGAGAAAACAACGTCTCCAGCCGTAACGGTAAGATAGTTGCTTCCACCAGCTCCAGCGATTGTAACAGCTCCACCTTCGCCGATTGTAAATACGGCGGCGGCGGCATCCGTCTGAACGCACTTGATAAACGCACCTCCATTAAGAGCTGATTCATCCAACTGCAAACGGATAAGGTCTCCAGTCGTGAGAGTGTCAGAGCTAAACACGAAACAACCTTCGTCTTCCGTAGATCCGACACCAAATGTAGTAATCGTATCATTCTGAAGCAAGAATAGTGGAACAGTATTCGACGTACTCGTAGCGGTAAATTTACCATCTGTGAGCGTCATTCCATTTCCAAATACAACAGCCTCTGAACCATTCGTCGTAACGAATGTAATCATCGAAGTTGCACCCGAAGCTCCAATCTTTAACGCGGTCGCGTCGTTATCTTCAAGCGTCCATGTGATATCACCAGCGGTAGACGTAATCGTATTTGCACCAGAGAGCGTAAGACCCGTAGCAGTAATAACACCAGCTTTCGTAATACTCCACGTATTCGACGTACCATCAATATCATTGCCAGTACCAGCATTCGTGATCTGAATACAAGAGCCTGAACCACCTGCAATGTTTGTTACCGTAATAACATCTGTTGCCGTAGAGCGATTTCCTGCAATCGTAAACGTGGAATCTGGAGTGATTGTGAATGTAGTATCTGCTGCAAAGATCGTTTCCCATGTAGGAAGAACACCACCACCAGCAGCACCTACAACGACAGCAGATGAGCCATCATCATAGACGAGTTGATTAGAGCTATTGACATAAAGTAATCGCTCTCCACTTGTCGTGGTTGGCGTAATCAATGGAGTCTCAAATCTAAGAGCACCATTACTTTCCCTCAAGTTTAATCCAGGAGTACCTGTATAATTTCTTCCATTCTTTGTAGGCATAATTTTTTATGGGGATACCAGCCTCTAGTATTAGGCGTGCCTAAGCCTTCAAGCGAAGGTATCCCCTTTATATATACTCTAAAATTAAGCGTTTGCACCAGAGGAGTGAGCTGTACAACGCGCGTCATTATGACCGTAAGCGTAGATAAGTTCAGTCGTATACTGGATTTCTTTTGTCTTGAACACGATATTCGGTCCTTCAAGATTGATACCTTCGGACTCGAAATACTGCGGACCGCACTGTTCGTTAAGGTTCGCTGTATCAATCGCGTGCCAGTTCGTGGCAGATGACAAGTTCGTTGTAGAAGTTGCATCTCCTGTGCCAAGAAGGTAAGGATTTTCAACAATTTCCTTTTCGGAAACTGCAACACCGTCATTTGAAAATTCGCCCGGAATCTTACCGCTCTTAATCGCGGCGTTAATTTCCTTCATGCGATGTGCCGCGCTCGAACCCTTGCGTACAATGATTCGGTTATAATCCATCGGCATTTCAGAACCCTTAGGATCGACGATAAGAGAACCGATACGATCCAATGCCTTGAGAGCAGGATAGTCGAGGTTCATGTTTGATGTCGTTCCGTCGCTAACGATGTTTGACCAAGCAGTGCCTCCGTCTTCTCGCGTATGAGAAGCGGTTGCCATAGCCGTACCTTCTCCACCAGTTACGGTAATCGTGTATGTGCCATTGTCGTCAGACTGCGAGTAGCTTGTAAGCCAAGCAGCGTCATACTTTCGAGCAAGCAAACGCTCACGGTGAAGGTGGTTTGCCTTCTTGAGTGAGTTTGCCACACGTGTAAGATCGCGCTTTTTAATACCAAACTTCCACATCATCTTCGAGAACGAAGCTAATTTTCCGTACTGAATCTGCGTATATGTCTGATCGAATGTCTGAACAGGCTTTTCAGACGTGATAACCGCGTTTTCGATAATACGTGAAGCCTCACCAAATTCGGAAAGACCCGTTTCCTTAATGTACAAATCCGTAACACCACGAGTGACGTTATACATCTTCTCGTAAAATGTCATCAATTCCGCTCCCTTCAACCACACTTTTTGGAAGCTAACGTCCAAAAGTTGTGAAGCATCTGCAATTTTTAATGTTGCCATATTATTTTATATTAGGTGGATGTAGGTCCAAGTTTGTTAATCGTAACAATACATTTCTTATCCGTTGTCGCACCAATATAATTATCAAGCGTAAATACACCTGTAGGACCTGCAACGGTCGAACCTGTGTTATTGACTACACCGCCATTCGCACCAACGATACAATTCTCGTAACGCTGATCTGCGTTTGTCGCATTCGTTGTATCAGCCTTCCATACTTGACCATCAATAAGTGGGATATACTTAATAGCCGTTGCCGTCGTATCGACTGCCTCGTCTGAAACACCAAATACCGTATGAATTGTTGCGTTAGAATCTGCTTCTGCGAGTACGTTTCCACTCTTAACAAGGAGACGACCTTTCAAAATAGCCGTTCCTGCCGTGATAATTCCTTCGCGGACTTCCTCTTCAGGAATACCGCCAATGAGTTCCAATGCCATAACATAGTTATGTTATGGACAAATGCTCTTACAATCCCATTTCTACAAGTTCTTCTTCTGAAAAACCAATTAAATGTTGTCGAGCTGAAGATCCTAGCTTACTGGGACTACCAGAAACATTCGTCCCGCCACTAGAAGGTTTAGCCGATGAAACGGCAATTTTTTCCTTCTTTGCGGCAATAGAATGAGGACTCTTTTCAGGAAGCTGTGGTGACTTTTTTCCGAATAATCTGTCGCGTGCTATATCCAATAAGTCTTTTGAAGCCTTTGGATTTTTTGGCGCGTCAAAATTATCAGCTAAATAATCGTGAAGTTTTTGCCATTTCGTATTATCCGTATCATGGTCTACGTCAAATTCCGGATTTTCCTTTAACCATTCATTTGTTGAATCGTCCATTTGTTGCTTATATGTACGAACGGACTGTTCTCTTTCGAGTTCGGCGCGTGGCACATATCCCTTTGCACGAAGCACTTTTTCAATAGTGCTAACGTCATCAGGTGCAACATCTTTAAGAAGATCTACGTCTTCTTCTTTCTTTACAAAAACCGGAGAATCCTTTTTGAATGGCTGACCTTTCAATACTCTGCGAACAGTACGAAGTTCTTTAATATCGTCAAGAAGATTCGTCCTAGAAGGATCATTCGCTAAATTAGCAACTTCATCTTCTAGTTCTTTCTTTGTTTTTTCAAGATCTTCGATTGGCTGTAACTTCTTTTCCACTACTTCCTTAGGAGTATCGACGATTTCTTCCTTTTCAGGTTCTTCGTCTGGGTCGTCAGTCGCGTCGGAAATCGCAGGAGTACCCTCCTCCGCCTCATCGGATTTTTCTTCGTCTTCGGATTTTTCATCCTCCAACTCTGTTTCCTCCAATTCGGCTTCTTTTCCTTCCGTAGGTTCTTCCTTTTCCAAGGAATCACCCATTACAATTTTTGTCATAGATTGTTTTTACCCCAAAGTTTAACGAGCATGGGATGCTCCAATCTGTTATTGAATAGTATAACATGAATTAAAAAATCAAGCAAATTGATTTTCTCCAATATAATCACCAAAGAGTTCTGTTGCTTTATTTTTATATGCACGAGCGGCTTCTTCGATATTAGAGAATAAACCAATATGTATTCTTTTTTTATTTAATTTTATAAAGCAAGCCCATTTTTTAGCTTTTTTATGCCAACATACTCCACGATAACCAGACGTATTATTCTTTTGCATGGAACTGTTCATGTTATTCTGTGAATAAGTTACATATCGTAGATTGCAACGTCTATTATCTAGTTTATTGCGATTGATATGATCAACGATAAAACCTCTCTTAGGTGGTAGTATGAAATTATGCAAAAATTTTGTTGATGTTTTTCCATTTATACGTTTGCTTTCTCCTATATATCCAATTTTATAAAATGAAAAATTATGCTCATGCAATAAATATCTATCCTCCTCGTCCATTATAATATCATTAAACATAACGATCTCGTTTCCGAGACTTGCGACAGCCATAGCTAGAATGGCTGTGAGCAAGTCACTGAACCGAAGTTCGATGACTTCTTAGTATATTATACCACGATGTCTAGCTGGTTGTAAATATCCAGCAATGGCTTATCCGTAATAGCCAATTCCTTATCATCACTCTTCTTCTTGATAGTCTCTTTCAATTTTTCAGCCTGTTCGTCTGAAAGTTCAAAATCCTTTTCCTCATCTTTTTCAGCGTTCCATGTAACTTGATTTTCAACTTGCTTCAATTCAATAGCTTCAGCTTCCTCTTTTTTAATCTCAATCTTTTCAACAATCTTTAAAATCTTATTCAAAGACTGCAAATCAAGACCTTTTAAAGAATTAAATACCCCGATAATGAGTAAGCGATGAATCGCTTTAAGTTTAAGTGTTTTCATAGTTATTTTTTAGGAATAAACTCTGTAAGTCCTTTTTCTTTTTTAATTGTTTCAATGACTTTTATGCACCAATTTTCAAGATCAGCAAGTGGGGAAGATCCTCGAAGAACAACTGCTGTAATATCGAATTTAGAAATAGCGTCGCTCTTTCCATTCCTACGATCATATCGCTCTGGAACAATAATCTTTACTCCAACATTTCCAAATGCCGAATCAAACATTTCAAGCTCAAAATCCTTTCCGAGTAATTTATCAACGAGTTTGCGATATTTTGCAGGAACAGGATCTAGCTCTGTATCTGGTTCTACTTTTCTAAATACAACAGGTTTACGTGATTCTGCTGTATCCTTCTTCGGTACACTCTTTGCTAAAATCGTGAGAACATCTGCAATCTGTGATTGCGTTTGTTCAATTTTAGCCAAGCGTTCGTCTAATGTTGCTTCTGGCATATTAAATAAATTTATGGTTAATCTTAAATTTCTGTCCACGCTTCAATGCGTTCGCTACCGCGTTCGCCATCATCTCTTCACTATCTTCAACTGTTTCGATGTATGGAGCTTTGACAGCGATTTTATCACCCTTCTTGTAATCGCACGAAGCCGTCCATTCAAACGCAAGAAGTTTCTGTATATTACGAACTTTTGTTTGTTTCATCGGCATAATCTTTTCAGCCGTCGTTTCATCACCAATCAGAAAAATAAGAGCAATTAAATCATTCGTTTTTACATCTATCGTTTTATCACCAGAATAAAATCGAATGACTTGCGCGTCTTTAACATCTTTATCACTGGAATAGTTTACTTCTGCTTCCAATGTACTTCCATCAGAAGTAGGAATTGGAAAACGTCTATGCTCTGTTAACATGGTAAAAGTGTAGCACTATTCAATAATGAGTGCAATAATATCCTGTGGACGAATTGCACGTAATTTCGATCCTTCTACTTCAATTTCAGTACCAGCCTGTGCGTTAAAATAGACACGATCATCTCGAACAGCTTGGATATTACATAATTCACCCTTACTCACAATTATACCTGTATTTTTTACTTCACCTTCTTCTTCAACTGAAACTATAATTCCACTCGTCGAGGAAACAACTTCCGTAACGTCTGGCTTCAAAATAATATACTCACCCATTGCTTTTATTGGCATAATTTTCTATGGTTTTTAATAATTTATTGATACCATCTATGTTTCCCTGCTTGTTAAGCGTTCCAATAGCAATCGTGTCTATCGTTTCTCCTGTAATACGTTCTTCTCGAAGACTTTTTATAACCAATTCTGCTATTTCCTGTATCGTTTCCCAATGCTCCGACTGATAAAGTGCCACATACTTCGTATTTTTCTTCAAATCTATTCTCGTCATACGATTCGGTTACTTGCCTCAACCGCACCCTCCATTGTCTGCGGTGCTTTTCCTAAATCTGCTACCTGCGGAGCTTCGATTCCTGATTTCGTTGAAAATTCAGGTGGTAACACTCCTCCGCCTTCTCCGCCAGTAGGTGATTCACCCATAGATTCAGCACCCATCTGCGGATTCATTCCAGATTTTACGAAGATAGGATCAATAATTTTTATTCCAAAATACTTTTCAAGTAACTGGCGTTGTGCTTCGGATAATTTAATAGGCATACCCTTATCGTTAACTTCATTCAAATCAGCTAACTGGATAGATAGTGATGGTTTTACACTTCCACCCGGAGGTACTGGTTGCTTAGAAGCCTCATACATTGACATCAATTCCTTTTCGTTAATCCATTCTTTTGGATCTTTGTCAAATGACTTAATGACTTCTTTAATAGGTAAAATCAATACAGCAATCATGGCAGGATTCGCAATCATTGCCTGAATAGACGGATATACGAGGTTAAACAAATCCAAATCCAAGCGACGTTCCAATTCCTTTGAAGGGACAAGAACAGACTGTGGGATAATTCTAACCAAACCCTTCCATGACAAACGTCGCGTAGGCAAATCCAATCCCCAACGATAAAATCGTTTCTTTTCACTCTCGAATAAAGTACCTGTCGTATCCTGCTCCAAATTAAATGACGTTTCGGGATATACATTCGCAAAACGCTTCACTGTAGACTCTTCTCCTTCCGCGCCCTGCGTCGTCTGCTGATTCAACAATTCTTGTCCAACTTGCGGATTCTGTGCGACTTCAAGATATTTTTGTATCTGCTCATCTGATAAATCCAATTCACGAAGAGACATTTCCAAATCTTCAAGTGAAACGTATTCAAGTATTTCTGGCGTAGATAATATCTGCGACTGCCATGAAAGCGTTAAATATGCTTCTTGTTCAAGCATGTCGATAATAAAATCAAGAGGCAATTTCAAACGCTGTAATGCCGCCTCTTTCGCCTGCAAATCCTGACCAAGCGTCTTCCCGCCTGACTGACCATAAAGCTGTTGCGGAACACCACTGTTCGTATCACGACGCTGTTGCAAGAACTGTAACCATACTGCTGATTCTTTACCCGGTCCCGGCACTTCCATCCATTTAATTGACGCTGGATCAGTAACAGCCTGACCGATTCCTGGAGAAATCTTTAATGTTCCATCTTCTCCCAACATATCCATAGACTTATGGAAGAAAGACTTGTAAATAGAAAGCGTCAACTGATCGACACTCATGTTACTCACTCGATCATACAGTACAGAATCACCACGGATAATCTCGTAAATACCAATTCCATAAATCGTATCATCTGAACGAAGCGTCCATGGCGCATACGTGATAGATAACTTTCCTTCATCATTCGGAAGTGGCGAAGCATACAGTAACTTCTTCTTCGCAGGCAAAATAATTGCATACAAATCTGTCACGCAATTCTCATAATATCCTACAACAATATTCGGTGTTTCTGTCACGCTATCCTTATCGGTATTCGTTGGATTATCATCATCCTCTGGTCGTTCCGTCGTCGTAATCGTAACATCAGAAACCATCGGATATTTCTTAATAGGAAATGCCAACTTAAAATCTTCCTCCGACATTTCTACTTCGTGATAACAGTCACGGACATCATCGTATCGCCCAGGTTTCGCTGCGTCGTCCATCCATACATTCCACGGATTCAAACTCTTACGAGATAAACCATTTCTACGAATAATCTGACGTTTTTCGTAGATATTTTTTTTCGCGTCGTCTGGATGCAGTTCCGTACGAATACTCTTTTCTCGAATATCCAATTCTGGGATCGTCTGAAAAAATCCAACACCGTATTTCCCTTGATTAAAAACAAACAACTTTAATTCTTTCTTCGCGCCCGATGTATACCACGACTGTTTCCAGTTCGCTTCCGCAATCTTTGTATTCGCTTCGTATTTAGAACTTGTCGCTTCAAATGTCGCTTCTGGATTCTGGTTAATTAATAAAGACATTGCCGTGGATAACTTCACATACAAATCAGGACTCGCATAATGACTCTGCCAATCGTCTTCCTTATTCAAATCAACGTATCGTCCACGCAATCCTTTCTCTTCGTCTGTAACCAAAACTTTTTTCGATGCCGTTCCAAGTTCATGTGGAGAAACTTCACGTTCAATCTCCTTCCAAATATCTTCAATCGACTGCGTAAGTCCCGGAAGTTTTCTCTTACGCGCGTCTTTCAACTGTTTTACACGAGCAGTCGTATAATCTAAAACCGTTCCATCAATTTTTGGTGGTTTATATACGACAGGTTCAGTTTTCGTTTTTTCAAACTTCGATGTATCGGTAATCCCTACGACAGTTTTCGACATATGAAAGATATTATACACCTAAAGTTTATTCGAGTAAAACTTTCCAAGATTCTGTGGGGTAACGGCTGACGCTTTCTTATGCTTATCTATAATTTTTTCAAGCCAACTCTTTGGAGGACGAGTGTGTCCTTCCGATAGCATTTCAAGGACGTACCTACATTCATCTAGGAAGTGGTCATCTGATCTTGGATCAATATCTTCTGGATTCTTCTCATCTCGTACTGCGTTTTTTAATTCACGCAATGCCTCTGGACAGGTATTAAATATACGGAGCTTAGGAGGGTGAACGACTATTCCATTTTCAAGCGTTACCCATGTAGGCAATGGATCTTCCGCGTTCAGTCCACGATCCCGACGGAATATAGATTCAGGCGTGCGTGTACGGAGATACTCATGGAGTAATGCCCATCCATGTTCGCGCTTATGCTTCGACGAAGGCTCTGCGATCACGCCATTCTTCGCATAAATATCTGAAATCGTTTCCGCTCCGCTCTTCGCCCAACATGCTGCGTCCATTACGGTAAACCAATAACGCATTTCATCTTCCTGCGATTTCTGAACAATCGCGCCTGCATTTATATCCGCGTCAAATCCGCGAACATAATGCTCACGATAGATCCATAAATTATATTCTTCGTCAAGAGCATACCAATGACACGACGTTGGCGAAGTACGCCCATGGTCAATTCCACGAATACGAAGCCAGTGAGCGGGTATCGGAAATGGATCAACGATATGTTCTTCTTCGTCGAGCGTAAAAAACTGACCCTCGAATACATCCCATGAACCATCGAGATAGGCTGATCGTAATTCAGCAGGAAGTGATCTTAACGATAAAATATATTCTTTCGCAAGATATGGATTATCATACGACTTTCCTGGAATAAAACAAAACTGATCCGCTTCCTGTTCATCAGGTTCGTATTCTTTTGTGATCCATAATTTTTTTACCCACGACGCGCCAACGCCTCCGGGATTCGTTCCTGCAATAAATTTCGTATCTGATATTCCCGGCCATCGAATAATCGAACGAAACTGATCGAAAACGGTCTTCGGATTTTTTGTCAACTCATCAACCGCGACCGCCGCAAATTCAGACGAAGCGTACTTCGATACGTCATCCAAATTTCTTAGAGCGATAATTCCGCCACCATATTCTTCACGCAACTGAAAACTCATTCCTTCAATCTGATTTTCTGATAATTTTCCGAGCCACGGAGGAAACTCCTGTTTTATTTTTACAATCTGACGATCTTTTAGAGATGGATAATCTTCACAACCAAGTAATACGCGCACATTCTTATGTCCCCTCTGCGCCCAATCCACTAATAATAAAACCAACGTCCAGCGTAGGATATATGACTTACCAAATCCCTTCGCGCCTCCCCCTAAAATATATTTATATTTTTTAACTGCCTGTAAAAATTCAATCTGCTTCGGAGTCGGGTGAATCAACTCCATGAGTGATACATTCTGTGAATCTTCGGACATATTATTCCGTTGACGGTGTAATTATTCGATCAGACCACCCCGGAACGTCAATCTGCAACTTCACCTTTCGCGTGAGTTCAATCGTCTCGCGCGGTTTTCCAAACTTACGATTCAACACTTCTTTCGTTGCCTCCCAAACCATTTTATCCTGTGAAGGATTTTCACCATTCGTCATTCCGACACCGACGAGATCGACAACATTTTCAATCGCCTGACGGATACAGGGCGTTGGAAATATCTCTTGAGAATCAGCAGGAATAATATCGCCAGCAGGTAATACTTCGATTTCGTTCATAGAAATAGTATACTCTACTTTAACTTTTCTTTCAATTCAGCCTTATCAGGATCTTCGTCGCTAAGGAGTTCCAAGAGACGACGGGCTTCTGCAATCGACTGTTCAGCCTGTGTGATTTTCGCTCGGATACGTGGGATAAGGATGTTCATACGATATTCGTTGATCCGCAATCTCCACACTTTCGCACTTTATATTTCATACGTCCTTTATTTATCGCATTTCGGAATCGCTCTTTCTTGTCTCGCATGGCTACACCGATAGATTTTAAGTTTCGTTCAATAGACTTCTGGGAAATATCTTCACCAGATACTTCTTTAATCCGCTCAGCTATCTCTATACAGGACATCATCTCATTCTCGTAGAAATGGCGTAGGAGCGTTTTAAACGTCTTGCATGGAGGATTTATACTCTCATCCTTTAAAAACGATTCTACGACCTTTATACGGCGTTCGCGATAATCTTTATGCGTCATACTATCGGATTCTAGTTTATCGAGTTCTAGGAGTTCGGTATTCATATAGTTAGAGATTACCATAATACTGTGAGACTGTCAAGTGAAAATGGGGTTGCAGTTGGTTGGGGGTAGGAAAAATAATACTCCGCGCGAACGCACCCCAAGTCGAAACCGAACCCCCCCCCTACCCCATGCCAGCTAGTCTATCATGTCAAGTATACTATACTATATTATATGACTCATAGTGGCGTGAAATGTTTATTTTACGTCACATAATATGCGACCCTGTCTATAATGGCTCAACATAGCGGAATACTAGTAAAGGGTCGTATAAGCCCCTGTACTAAACCAAGGTATCAACACCCCACTATGCCCCCTATCGCCCGTTCTATGGCATTCTGTGGCGTCGCAAAATATCATATTGTAAAGGTATATTTACTTTATAGGCTAAGCCCCACCCTATAGGGGGACTTTATTTTAGCCAAAAAACTTTTATTTTAAGTTATTATTTCGTCTGAAAACATGCCATAGCCGCGATATAAAATGGCTTAATATAGCACCGTGTTAAAATGTTGACTAGTTTATCAGACTACATTGTTATTTTAGCTATGTTGAGCTATGAATGGAGGTAGTATATTCATTTTTGACGTTAAAAATAACTTATTTAATAACAAATTATTTCGTCTGAAAACATGCCCCTATAGGGTTTCCTCCCCCCCCCTTTTGCTAGGTTGAGCCAAAAAATGGATGGAGGCATGGAACCCCCCCCCTCACCTCAAAGAATTTTATGTAGTTTTTGAATTATTTAATTATTTACTTTGCTAGATTGAGCCAAAAACCAAACTTGACAAAACTTCTGAAATTATTATATTCTAAAACTCTAAAACTTAATCACTTATTAAATTATATGGTTCACCATATTGTCGCCACAATAACCTCCCGCCCCTTCCGCCGATACCTCGACGCTGAAATATCCTCTAAGCTACCTATTAATCCAACCTCGCAAGACGTCTACAGGGCTATCAGAGACGTGCTAGATGATAACAAGGAGATCATAGCATCTCTAGTGTGGACGAAGCACCTAGCTATGAGATATCCACTAGATCAGACCGAACCAGATATATTCCGAAGAATTGCAGACTTTGTGGAAGAGAACGAGCCGAAGTTTGGAAAGATCATAAGAGGCTAACTCTCATAAAATAAAACCGCTATAACAAGCGGTTTTTTGATTCTTGACATGTGTATAAGTCTATGCTATAGTATAAGCATACAGATATGACATACACCTATCGCCCCCGCCGATCAGCCCCGTCTGCTGGTCTCACTGCCTACACTCGACCAAGCCGGCTATGGATTGTCCTATTCGTCATAATGGTCTGTCTGTCTGTATTCGCATCCGTGCAGGCGTATGCTGACGATTCAGCCCATCCTGTACGTGCAGTGCAGCAGGGCTTATGAGAATGTCATGCGATCAGTACAGATTACCGAATGGTTTAATTGTGAATTGTACAAGTGAAGCAATAGAAGAGCAGATCAAGCAAGAGTGGGTATATCACGGGAAAAAAGACACAAGAACTTTAGAAGATTTACAAAAAGCATAGCCCGCCCCCTGCTTATCTCCCCATGAGGTAGGCAGTCGCGGACGCACGAATTTAACCCCTCGCGCGTCGATACTATGAAAAAGAATATTCCAGTCCTTCACGTCCTAAAGGTTAAATACCTCAGCGCAACTAATACATTAGGGTCGCGCGTCAAGGTATCGAGTAAGCGTTTTAAACAGTTTTTCATCTTCTCATTCGATCACTCAATGACGAA